TGAGTTAACCTGGTCTGCAATATGGGTAGTTTCAGGTACGGACGAATCAGCTGGTGATGGAGGTTTGAGCTGGTCGACCTCATTACGCTCATTTTTTTCTTCGAAATCTTTAGCTAAATCGACGATACTCTTATTTTCTTTTTTAAACATAGTTCAATAGTTGTCACCGAAGACTATAATGACATTATATAATAGTAGAGCAATGAGAATAATTATAAATAATCTCGTTTCAATTTTAGAAACCTCGAACATTAAGTTGAAAAATATCTTAGAAAATAAATATAAAAAAAAGGTAGACGGGTATAAATTCGTATCTTCTTATAAGAAAGGGTTTTGGGACGGTAGTAAAAAATTCTTTGAAAAAAAGACAGGAAAATTTGGAACCGGTTTACTATCATATATTATAGAAGATTTAAGGATAGCTGGTTTAAAATATAAAATAGAAGACAATAGACCAGATATTACTTTAAATAATTATTCTTTATCTTCTTTAAAATATAGAGATTATCAAAAACTATTAATAGATAAAGCTTTAAAAGAAAAAGGGTGTATATTAAAAGCTCCTACAGGTTCAGGAAAAACTATTGTTTTAGCAGGATTATTAAAAGCTTTAGAGAATCATACTGGTTTAGTAATCTTTAATAAGAAACAATTAGTATATCAAACTTATGAATTCCTTAAATCTCATGGGTTTGATATTGGAATAGCATTTGGCGAAGGTGTAGACGTTAAACCTATCACGTTATGTACCATCCAGTCTATTGATAAAGTATTAGACACTCATCTAAAACATTCTGATTTTATTATTGTGGATGAGGTTCATGAATTTTCTAAAGGTAAGCTTTCCCTTAAAGCTATTAAATCATTTCCAAACGCCTCTTACCGTATAGGTATGACAGCTACAGTACCTAAAGACCCTATGAGCCGCTTAAATCTCATATCTGGTCTAGGACGTGTTATTAAAGATGTAGATGCTACAGGTCTTATTGATGATGGATTCTTAACCAAACCCCTTATTCAAATAATCCCTGTAAAAGATACAGGGACTGTAGAAGATACGGAGCTTTCTTATCGAGAGGTTTACGAAAAGTTCATTACTGAAAACGATTTACGAAATGAAATGATTACAGAACTAGTTAAAAAAATCCAGAAAAAACCTTCTAAAACTCTGGTAATTGTAAAAGACCTCAAACACGCAGAACTACTTCACGAAAGTATACCTAACTCTTTTAAATTAGAAGGTAAAGATGATTTGTCGGTTAGACAAAAAACCATAGAGAATTTTAAAAATAGTGAGCACAGTGTTTTAATAGGAACGACTATTATGCAAACGGGTATTGATATACCTGAAATTACTCACCTAGTAAACGCAAGAGGTTTAAAATCTGAGATTGCCACGTTACAAGCATTAGGACGGGCATTACGTATACATAAATCTAAGAAACAAGTATTTATTTATGATTTCTTTGACAGAGCCCCTTATTTAGAAAAACACGCCAAAGAAAGAATTAAATCTTATGAATCTTTAGGATTGGAGATTAACAAATGAAAAATAAAGAAGAAGAAATAAAAAAATTAAATAACTTCACTCCCGTAGTGCAAGAAAGAATGGCTTATGTTGAGAGCAAAATAAAAGAAATTAAAACCAAAAAAACAATTGATATACAAACAGTAAAGGAGCTCGATAACTTAATATCTGAGCTCCTTGTGATTAGGTCTGGCTTTGTAGATAATTTAATTAACTGGACAAAGCAAGGATACCTTATTGAGTAATTATTCTTCTGAAGTTTCTTTTTCAGCTGCTGCATCATCGGTGTCTTCGACAGACTCTTCTGATTCTTCAGCCTCTTCCTCTTCATCCTCTAAATTGAGGTCCATATCGCCAACGACATCTTCGATAGTATCAACTAACTCACGAAAGTCCTTATCGGCTGAACCTTGAGCTACGTCTTCAGAGTGCTCCTCTGCTTCCTGGTCTTCATCCGACATTTGTGGCTCTTCAGCTACAGCTTCCATATTTTCTTTCTGAACTTTCTTCTTTTTGTCGCGGAGTTTTTTAAGGTCTTTAGCGTCGATATCACCGTCTTTATCGGTATCTAGCTCATCTTGGTCTCCTGGTAAGTCGTTCTTGTTGTAATCAACATCACCTTTCTCATCAGCAGTCATTTTGCTATCATCGTCTTTCTTACGGTCTTTAGCTTTGATATCGCCTTTGTTGCCACCCCAATCTTTATCTTTCTTAGACTTCTTCTTTTTGTCAGTTGTAGCGTTTCCACCTGAGTTAGACATAGGGTCATCATCACCGTAATATTGAGCTTCGTCTAAATTGTGTGATAAATAGTCTGACAACTTCTTCATATCAAAAGATTCGTTTATCTCTACGACTTCAAAATCAGCTTGTGCCATAACCTCGGAAAGGGCATTCGCTACATCTAGCACTTGAACACCTCCTTTACGGGATAAACATACTGAGAATTCTTTTAAAACGTCAGCCAGAATACCTTCGTCAGCGGATTCGGAAAGCATATCGAACACTTGGGATTGTACTTCTGCTAAACCTTTGAAAGAAGGTATAAAACGAAGGCTTTGTATATTAACACCATACATACCGTTTAATGTTTCTACGACCATGGATTTCAAAGGCTTTTTAAACTCATAAATTTTGTTTACAAACTCACGAATATCTTTCTTAGAAATGTTACCTGGGTTAGTTACCTGGAATACTGAATCCATCACATTTGTTAAATCTACTTTATTAGAAAGGGCTAGGTACGGGACGTCCGCCACTGCGCTTCTTAATGATTCTTTGATAGTACTGTCATTAGAGTAAATGTGAGATGCTAAGCTTGTTATACGGTCGTTCTTAGCCCATATATTGCTAAATGATTCTTTTGCTTCTAGTAATTCTTTACGAACCAATTCTTTTTCGCAAACCATTTCGTATAAAGTTTTCTTCGAGTTTGAAGGTATGACCATAAATTGTTCGTGTAACTCAGTCAACTCTATTTTTGGTAAATTATACGTATCACCAACAACCTTAGAAAGGCGTAATCCTTCTATAAGCTTTTTATTGTCTTGTAAAACCTGTGCATTTTCTTTCAAAAACTTTTCAAGTAACGGAATAGACTCTTCAAACTTTCTGTATGCTTTCGTGTTTTGGATATTATAGCTTTCGCTAAAGCGGTTTACACGTTTGCTTAACTTTTTACGACTTTCTTCAATTTTTGCCCTCATTGAAAAAGCTCCGACAACATCATCGAAGCTGGTTTCTGCTTTATCAAAACGGTTTTCGTGAAGACTGTTTACAAACTCAGAAATCTTATTTTCAACTTGGAGGTCGATTGCCTCGTCTGAAGTTATTGCTTCTAAATCGCTTACGGAAAAATTATCAAAAGATAGCTTTCCTTTCGTTTCTTGATAATCGCAAGAAATTAAGTTATTTGATTCAGTAACAAAAGTTACGGTATTGTTAGCGTCATCAATTTCATAAATGACTAAATTTTCCCGAAGGCGTCTGCCAAGATAATCTCCTGCTTCTGATAAACGAGCGAAGTTCTTGTTCCGATTATTAAAAAGGTTGTTTAAATTCATGGTTCTTTTTTATATAGCGTGTTTAATAACTCTCTTTTGAGAAATTACTGAGGAGGCTCTTGTTTTGGCGCTCCTCCTGGGGGTGGGGGAGGTGTTGCTCCTCCCGGTGGCGGTGGTGCTCCTCCTGGTGGAGGTGGTGCGGGTAATCCTGGGGCTGCGCCCGCTGGAGCCGCTGGACCCTCGGCTTCTTTCTGTAATGTTACTTCCTCAATTTCCAAATCGTTCATGTTATAGAAATTTTTGTAAATGTATTCCGCAGAAAACATATCTAAACCTTTTACAGCTTGTACTACACGAGTCTTTTGTTCTGCCAACTCCAACTTTCTTTTTTCCGACAGGTCGGATGGAGGGGCTAAGGTTACTCTTAAAGGTTTTATAGAGGACGGTGGGAATTTTCGTAGTTCTAGATGACGTTTAACCAAGGTGTTAAGACCTACTTCGGCATCACGTTGAACCCTCATAACAGCTTTTGCGAATTTTGCATCTAACTGAGCTAAGTTAGCTTTACGTTCTGGGGATTTATCTTTCTCCACAATAAAATCTTTGGGGATTTTCATTGAAGCGAGGACTTTGTCACGGAAGTAACGTACGTCATCAATCTCACCTAGGTTTTGTGCACCAGGCAAAGTTTCAATTTTTGTTCCTTGTCCGTTTTTAATAGGAACAAAGAAGTCCTCCTCATTAGACAGTGGGTTGAACCTTTCATCAGCGTTCGTTGTCTCGTTATTAAAGAATTTTTCTTTTTTGAATTTAGCTTTAATACGTTCCATGAACATTTCAACTTTTGTTTGAGGAAGATTACCGGTATCGATGTAGAATATACGCCTTTCCGGAGCTCTATGTAAACGATAAATAAGCATCGCGTCTTCCATCATTCTCAACGATTTCCACGCACGTACCCCTGGAGCACAGATGGATTTACCATAAGGATAATAATTAGAATCTGAGTTATGTAACCTAAAATGTATAAGTTGATTTCTATCTAACTGAATCGTGTTCTTTTTGCTTAGCTTATCCCCCTCATAGTTTTGCGCTTGAGCGGTGCTTCTAGGTACTTCCTGTACAAATCCTCGTAGGTATCCATACCTATCTTCTCGACGATAAATAAATACCGGATTCAATATTTTTAATCTTTGTATACCCGCATCTGGATTGTTCATATCAACAATATTCTCAACAAAACAATCTCCATACTTAGCCATGTTACGGACAATATCCCACATGAACATATCTAAGTCGGTCTCTTTTACAAACTGTTCAATCGCTTCTTTAACAATCCCATCTTCGGTGTTAACTGCGAGCATTGTCCCGTCTAAATGTGTTTGGGTAGCATCGTCTGCATAGATATCTAACGCTGCCCCAATTTCAGGGTACTCATCCATTTTTTCGTAGTCATGGTAACGACGTCTACGTTCGTACTCAACTTGAGGTAATCTTGCTGCGCCTTTAACCATGCCGATAGAGCCGGTAATAGGTCCATCACCCTCACCCTCAGCATTTTTAACAACGTCCCCTCTGTAAGGGTCTTGTACAGGACGTCCAGGCTTTTTCTTCGTAGTAAAAAATGATTTAAAAAATGCAGCAAACCTTCCCGATAATGGTGGTCCGTCTCCCATGGTATTTGACCCAGGGAATGAAGTGAAGCCAGCATTTTCATCTAGCTGCTCGGTTTTTTTATCTTGTTCGTTTAAATCCATTGTCTATAATTATCGAAGTCCTTATTGTATGTACCCCTGGAAAAACCTGCACCTTGAGAATTTCCTGGTTTAGGTTCTACTAAATCCCCTTTGTATATAGGAACCGGACTTTTTGATATGATATCATTCATTAAAGTAGCTCCTATAGCCATACTCATTACTAGGTCATCAGCAAAACCATCTTCTGCTTGTATTTTTCCAGTTTTACTAATTATAAAAGTTGTTAACTCTTTAAAAGTTCTTTCAGAATTAATCTTTATTTTTGAAGTTTTTAAATTTTCTTGCAAATTGTTTAAAAGAGCATCTCTGTTTTTATTGTTTACAAGATATCCCATCTCCCCTCTGTCATCTGTCCACATATTATCGTATTCGTGAACTTCAAAGAGCTGTTCAATTAAAGCAAGTCCTAAACCATTCCTCTCAGGAGCCACGTAGGCTGTGTTATAACGAACTCCCTCCTGTACAATTATTTTGGCAAATTCATTTAACCCTATACGATTACTGTAAAATTCTGCGACTTGATTTCCATTATACAGATTAATGATGTGAAATGCTGAGTAATCGCGGTCGCGTCCGAATGACGAATCTATCGAAATGAGGTAGGTGTGATAAGGTTGAGGTTCTTCCCATATTCTCATCATGTTGTAGTATTTGCTATAATACTTTTCGTTAGTTTGAGTTTTAACTTGTTGTAGGGTTCCTCCGTCGATAAATGTCTCACCAGTTCCGAGAAACTCACCTTCATATTCTTGTAACCATGCTCTCTCTCCTACGTTTCGTCTAGTGGTTTCTGCCCACTCTTCGGTGTATTCAGGATGTTCTCTCCAATGAATATTGATTACATTAAAATTATTTTTTCCTAATTCTGCGTCATGATACAGCTCATAATATAAATTTGCCATCCCGTTAACCGTGGAAAGTATAAATGCGGAACCACCTGTAGAAATCGTAGGGTAGATAGCCATCCAAAACTCAGTCATCTTATCAATGAAAGCAGCCTCGTCCACAATTAGTAGGGATACCGATTCACCACGACCCGCTCCAGCTGGTTGTGATTTAATTTTACTTCCTGTCGATAGTTTTATGACGTGCTTATTCCGTTCCTCTTCTTTGGGTTTTAACCAGGGTGGTAAATCATCGTACATTTGTACCGCACGGTCTAAAAAATCTCGTGATTCACGGTCACCAATAGAAACGACCATCACGTTTTTGTTTTCATTAAAAATAATATACCAAAGTGCGTAAGCTGCGCAAATGGTCGTAGCTCCAGCCTGACGGAACTTTCTCATCAAGTTAAATCGATGACCTCCAAATTCTTTAATAATTCTGTCCTGAAACCTGTATAAATTAAACTTCACGCGCCCGCGCACGGGGTGAGTAATGTATACATAATTTTTAATGAAGTAAGACGCATCTTCGCGGCACTTCTTAATTTCTGCTTTTAATTCTGTCGGATTCATAATGAATTCACTATTATATATACATGCGCCAACTAGCCTTCATACCAACAAGAGAAGATAAAGACCGTCCTATAAAGACGTTTTTAGAGAGTGCCGGATGGGAAGTACATTACCTTGTCGGCTACTCTTCTATATTTGAAGCTTATAACACTGCCTTAAAAGAGCATGATGTTATGGCTAAAGATAGAATTATTATGTGCCACGATGACATTGAGGTAATGATGCAACCCGATATGTTTAATAGTGTTATAGACGAATCGATTGAAAAAAATACAGGATTTTTAGGAGTGGCTGGCGCAAAGAGGTTAAACAAGACGGGATGTTGGTGGCACGGTTTAGGTAGAGAGTACCCTCATCCAGAATCTTTTTTGAGAGGATGTGTTTGGCACGGAACCAAACCTACAAACTCTCACCCCACCTATTACGGGGGTTATGGGGATGTAGAAGTAGTAGACGGTCTATTTATGGTCAGTACCGGAGCTACTTTAAACTCTATAAAAACAAAAAAACCTAAAGAGTTCGAAAGCGATTGGGATTACTACGACATGTATTATTGTTACCAAGCTAAAGAGCTTCGTAAAACTAATAAAGTTATTCCTATAATGATTTTACATCATTCTCCGGGGGAAGGTGCTATGACCGAGGAGTGGGATGCTAGTCGTAAAGCTTTTATTAACATGTATGGTAAAAAGTTTACAGATATTGTTCTTCCACACCAAAGTCAACTGCCAGCACAGGCTTAGGATTCCCATCAAACTTAACCATTAGGTTATTGAAGCTTTCATTCTCCTCATCAGTGTTGTGAGCTACTAATACCCAATCAGAACTTTCTACAGCTCTTTCACTAGCTAAATACCAATCTTCTGCAAATTTTAAAGGGTCCGCCTTTCCTTGGTCTAGTATTATTATTTTGTCAGCGTAGTCACACGCTGCATCTAAAATTATTTTTTCTTCATCTGTCAGAGTAATAAAAAAATGTTTTCTAGGCATCACAATACGAAGTTTGATGTTATTCATCATCAGAAGAGGGATGAGATTGATATTTACTCCTTTGGTTGGACATACATAAACTACAGACGGTCTGTACTGCAATACAGCACTACCTATCTTTTCTAACGCTTTTCCGCGTCTAAAACTCATATGAGATTTGCTTACAGGGGGAAAATAATTTTCTCCTAAGAGAGCCATCTTACCACCTTTTTTTAAATTATGTTTCATAAGCTATTACTACTCGTTTTCCTATCTGTATTTAGTCCAGATGGAATAAATGCAAATAAAGTTCGTTACGGACATCTTGATAATTTTCAAGAGGGTCAGACGGTGCATATTATTAATTCCAAAAAAGTATACGAAGAAATCCCGTACTACCAAACTATAATTAGAAAGAAGCTTGAAAAAGGTACCGCTGAATATACTCATCTAATGCTGAAAGCAACTGAACTATATAAA